GAGCTCCCTACTCCTCACTAGATGCTGGCCGAGACGATTGAGGCTGTGATGACCACCACCAACGGCACCAGCAAACCGCCGCGCCACACCATCCGTGAAAACCTGCTCGAGCGCTATGCCGAAGCGGTCATGGCCGGCAAGCCAAAAACGGCCCGGCGCCTGCTGGAGTCGTACTTCCTCTGGGACGGTTTCGGCGGCAGCGATCTTTGGGACCGGCTGCGGCCTCGTTCCAACGACGGCGACGACGGCACGGTCTGGCTTCCCCCCTCGATCCCATCCGACCGGCGCCACGGTGCCAACTGGCCCGTCTGGCGCAATCAGGTCGAACTGGACGAATACCGGGCCATGTCCAGGGCCCGTGCCGCCTCCAACTGTTTCGCCCAGGGCATCCTCCTCCAGAAAACCAACACCGTCATTGGCAAGGGCTACGACTACAAGGTCAAGGCGGCCTCCCCTTGGGGCAAGCCGATTCCCGAGGAACAGCTGTCCGACGAGGATAAGAGCTATGTCCGGCAAGTCCAACAAGTCGTCGATGGCTTCTGCAAGCTCAATCATTGGAACGCGGTCGTCAATCCCGGCGACAAGCAGGCCCTGGGCGGCACGCGCGAGCGTGAGTGTTATCGCAACGTCGTTGTGGACGGAGAATGTTTCATCCGCCTGCACGGGCAAGATGACGGTACGCTGATCGTTCGTTTCCTCGACGCCGCCCAGATCCGCGAAGGCGGCCACTACATCCCGCAACAGGGCTGGACGTACGGCATTCAGCATCAGATGGACCCCTACGAGGATGTGGAGACCTACGAACAGTACGCGGTGTTCTGGCCGGACGCCTCGGCCAAGGGCGGCGAGGGCTGGGGCGGCCAGGACTATGGCACCTGGGAGGAGATCAACGCTGCCGAGATCCTGCACTTGAAAGGTCCGGATACACCGGCCAACGTGAAACGTGGCCTGGGATTGTTTCTCTTCGATCTGGGTGAAGCGGTGGATAGAGCCGCCAAGCTCCAGCGCAATGCGAGTATCGGCGCCGCCGTGCGCGCCGCCATCGCCGAGACCGATCAGTACGACCAGGCCACGCAGGCGCAAATCTCGTCGATGGCTCAGGCCCTGGCCGTTCGCAATCAGACCGATCCGCTGTCGGGTCAGAGCACACCGATTGAGCGCATTCGCCCCGGCACGATCCGCCGCGTGCCGACCGGCTTCACGGTGGCGCCGGCCTCGGCCGATAATACCGCGTCGTATCTGACGGGCAAGGACGGCGACTTGCAGCAGGCCGCCGCGGGTAGCGGCATCGCCTCGTTTGTGCTGGGCGGCCTGGAGAGCGGCAATTACAGTAACTTCGAGTCGGCCAGCTATCCGCCGGTGACGAATGCCCAGTGCGAGCAGGAGTATTATCGCTTGTGCTTTGCTCGTGTCCTCTGGGCGGCCATTCGCTGGGCGGCCTCCTGCGGCCAGCTGCCCGACGATGTGATGGAACGGGTACTGCTGCAGGTCGAAGCGCCGGCCGTTCTGCATCGCAACGAGCTGGAAAAATCCCAGGAGGATCAAATCCTCATAGGCCTGGGCGTCAAGGACCGGCAAACGGCCTGCGCCGAGCGCGGCCTTGACTGGCATCAGGTGCAAGCCAACAACGACGAGTACGATGCAGAGCAGCAGGCGAAAGGCTTGCCGATTCCTGGCCAGCCGGCGCCGGGCGGTGCGGTGAGCGGCGGCATGAAGAAGCCGCCGGCACCAACCATGCCCTCGGGCGATAAGGGGGTTCGTGAGAGCAAAGACGCCGCCGGCCACGAGCACGACGACAAGGGACAGTTCACCAGCGGCGGCGGCGGTGGGCAAAGCCATGCCGAGAAGACAACGGCCCTGGGCGATAAAGCCATAAGTGACTTGCAGAAGGTGGAGGACGAACACGGTATCAAGGCGCTTATGGCGAAACCAGGTTCCAAGGCCGGTCGTGCGCTGGGGAAAGCCATTGTGGACAAGTCCAAAGAACACTTGCAAAAAGTCAAGGATCATTTTGACGACCTGAGGCAGAAAATTGCTTCGGACGAGGAAGCCCAGAAGTTAGCAAAAGACCTGGGGTTTCAGAGTATAACCGGCACGAAAGAAAAAATCCTTGCTGCCCTGCAAAGGAAGGCCGAGGATCGGATTGGTGCCTATGTCCGACCCTATGCCTAGAAGGGTGGGTGAGATTATGCCGACTCCCACGCAACGCCGCATGTTGGCCCTCCTGGCCGATGGCAAGGCTCACTCCAAGCGTGAGCTTCATGCACTTCTGGACGATGAGCTTTCCGGTTCCGGCGCCGTCCGCCGGCAACTCTGCGAAGCCCGCAAGATCGCTCGCGCGTCCGGCGGCGAGATTGTCTGCGAGCGCGTTATCTTTTACCGTCACATCCGTAACGTAAACGCTACGTAACTAACAAGTTACATCTATTCTGCTGCTCTTGCTCTGCACGACGGACGTGGTACTTTGGGCGTTATGGCGAAAGAACGCTCCTGGCTGATCACGCGACAGCTCTGCGAACAGATCCAGCTGGGCGGGGGTGTCGATCGAGACAAGGGCGTAATCTTTAACGTCAAGGTCTGTGGTACCTCCTCGTCTAACACGCATGGTGTCCGTGGCGTCGATGGCACGGTGTATACGCTGGAAGCTCTCAAGAAAGCCATCCCTCTTTACGAAGGTGTCATGTGTAACATCGACCATCCACCAGCGAACAAAGCCGATCAGAGTCGATCCGCCCATGACCGCTTTGCCTGGCTCGAAGGCGTTTACGTTACGGAAAGCGGCCTGTATGCCGATCTGCACTTCCTCGACGCCGCCGATCCTCTGGCCGTCAAGCTCATGAACGCTGCGGAGTCCAAGCCGGACTGCTATGCGTTGTCTCATAACGCGGTCGGCAAGGGCCAGGTCCAGGACGGCAAATATGTAATCTTCGAAATCCCGGAAGTTCGGTCCGTAGACATCGTTGCCGAGGGCGGCTCGAACAAATCACTTCTGGAAGGGTCGACCATGAAAAAGAAAGTTCACGATGTCTTGCGCGATAAGGTTCTGCCCGCCCTCAAGCACGGCCGCAAGAAATACTTGCAGCGGCTCTTGCAAACGTCGCTCTCCGAGGCGCGTTCGCCGCTTATGGAAGCGGATGATGGCGGTGACGACGATCATCGGGATCATCTGTACAAGGCGATGCGGGCGGCCGAGGACGCCGGCAACGAGGACGGGGCCAAGGGCGTCCACAAGCTCCTCGATCCCTCCAAGCGCAACGGCGCCGCTGCCGACGACGACGACGGCACGTCTACCGAGGAGGGTGAAGAAGACGACGACGAGAAGGACACCGAGGAGGGTGAAGGCGTTGAGGGGCCGGGCGAACCGGGAGAGGGCAACGAAGGGCCGGACGGCGGCCGGGGCAAGGGAGCGACAGAGGGCCGGCACCGTCACAAGCTGCGGCGCGGGGAAATCCTGCTCAATGAGGCGCAGTCCCTCGAGCTGTGCAAGTCGATGGAAGTAGAGGCCACGGCTAACCTGATGGAGATCCTGCAGGGTCTTTCCTATCCGCGGGCAATCAAAACAATCACCGCGATCAAGGAAGAACGGAAACGGCGGCCTTCGAGCGTGCCGCGTTCAACGACTTCTCTCCGCGAATCTTCCGGCGCCATACCCCGCGACAATGAGACGTGGTGCAAAACCTTGAGGGGATAGACGATGGGACAGCAAAGAGTCGATAAACCGGACGATCTGCTCAAGCAGCGCAACCAGTGGATCTGGGATGATTTCACAGCGTATCTCGACACCTGGACATTCACCAAGGGCACGAGCGGCACTGGCACGACGGTTGCCATCAATGCTGCCAGTGCAGCCTCAACAATCCTCATTGGCAATGCTGGCTCGACGGCCGGTGCCGAGGCCTGGATTGCCACCACCAACAAATTCTGGCAATGGGCGGCCAATCGCGGCTTGTACCTGTACTCGAAGGTCAACGTGGCCGAGGCGGCTGTCAACAATTGCTCCTTGTTCATCGGCTATTCCGATAGTTTCGCCACGGGCCTCGTCGGCAGCACCAACCCGAACACCTTCAAAGCCTCCTCAACTTCCGTTGGGTTCTTCTTGCCGGCCGGCTCGACGGTGTGGAGTGTCGTACTGGCCGTGGCCGGCGCGCCTCAGGTGACGGCGACTATCGAGAATGCGGTGTCCGCAACGGATCAGTATCTGGAAGTTGACTCCGATGTCGTGGGTACGGGTATTGAAGCAACCTTCCGGGTAGGTCTCTATGACCCCATCGGCGGCGCCGATTCGACGTTTCCTACCGGCGCGCAGCAGGTGCGCGAGGGACTGTCCGGCTACAACAAGGCGATCAAGCTGCGGGCGCCCTGGGCTGGCGGCGCCGCCATGTCCGGGGGCATCTATCTCCGCCAGATCACCACGGCGGCGGAAACCGTTAAGGTCGATTACCTGGGGCTGTGTGCGCAAAACAGGTGAGACGTGTCCGCACTATCGGCGCCGATTACTGCTGCTGCCTCGGGTGACAACGTTGTTGTCGCTGCGGTGCCTGGCTACGCCATTCGCGTGATTGGCTACGTGCTCGACTTTTTAGGAACCGTCAATGCTCAGTGGAAATCCGATGTCGGCGGCGGCGCCGTTGCTCTGTCCGGCCTTTTGAGCGGGGTGTCTGCTTCTGCTCCGGTGGTGGCGCCGGCCGTTGCCGCCAATGCCCGTGGCTGGTTTCAGACGGCAAGCGGCAAGGCGTTAAACCTCAATTTGTCTGCCGCTGTCGCGGTAGGCGGGCATCTTTTATATGAGCTAATCGCTCAGTGATGGAGTCGATCAATGGGCAAGGCAATAGCGCTGATGGAATTAAAACGCCGCGTTAGCGCCCAGGGCTCAATGGCCGTGGCCCGGCACCTGGCCGAGGGGATAGAGCATAAACGCATCCCGCTCGAGGACATCTCCATCCGCGATTTGTTCGAGGCCCTGCACGAAGACGGCCACGAGCTGTTGCGGGACATCGACAACAAGAAATCCGGCGGCCGCAGCCTGCTGGAAGGATCCAACGCCGTCGATACGGCCGCTTTCACGGGGATAATCGGTCAGATCGTCTTCAACAAGGTCAAGGAGGCTTACACCGACCCAGAGTTTCTCTGGCCGGATCTGTGCGAAACGATGAACACGCAGTTCCTGGACGGCGAGCGCATTCCCGGTATCGGTCGCATCGGCGACAAGGCCGAGATAGTCAACGAGGGGGATGCCTACCCCACGGTCGGGCTGAACGAGGAATACATCGATACGCCGCCGACCAGGAAGCGCGGGGCCATTGTGCCGGTGACGCGCGAAATCATCATCGGCGACCGCACGGGCGTGCTGCTCAAGGCCGCCGCCGAGCTGGGGCACTGGCTCGGACTGAACAAGGAAAAAAGGGTGGTCGACGTGGTGGTGGGCAACGTCAACAATTACAAGCGCAACCTCACGGCCACGAACACTTACTTAACGTCGGGCGCCTACATCAACAGTCAGACGGGCAACGCCCTCGATGGTGCCGGCTTTGAATGGCGGGCCCTGGAGAAAGCCGATCTGCTGTTCGATGCCATCCTCGACCCGAACACGGGCGAGCCCATTATCGTCCAGCCGGATAGCCTGATCGTACCCACGGCCCTCAAACGCACGGCGGAGCGCATTGTTAACGCTACCGGCATTCAGACGGTTGACATGAGGGCCAACGCGGCCACCATTCGCACGGAGAGCGGCAATCCCTACGGCGGCAAGGGCTTGAAAATCATTTCCTCGCCGTATATCAAGCTTCGCTCTGGCACGGCTACCCGCTGGTGGTATGGCGTGCCCAAGAAAGCCTTTCTCTACATCCAGGTCTGGGACATTGAAACGCTGCAAGCCGCCAGCAACAGCGAGCAGGAATTCACGATGGACATTTGGATGAGATACAAGTGCAGTGAGCGTGGTGTCGCGGCCGTGCAGGAGCCTCGTTTCATTACTCAGAACGATCCATAGGGAGCGTCATGCCGGAAGATGACATCAGTCAGATGCGGTCCGAGCTGGCCCTGCTGCGGGCCCAGGTGCAGCAGTACGAGGCGTCGCGGAAGGAAAGCGAGGAGCAACAGCGGCAGTACGCCGATTTCCTGGCCTGGATTGCCCTGTCGGCCGAGGAGAAAACCCAGCTGGCCGCCGACAGGAAATTTGCCGGCGAGCACGGCGACATCTGGGAAGTACAGCTGATCGAGCAGCCGAAGATTCGCTTGCCGGCCGCGTCCTATTACGATGCGGTCGGCCGCTATGCGGAGCTGTGCGGTATTACGGAGACTGCCCACAAGTACAGCGCTATCAATCTGTCGAAGCCGGCCGAATCAGCGCCGCAACCTATCGTCGTGCCGACACATCAAGAAGCGGCGCGGCAACCGCATCGGGGCCGACCCCGCATGCAGTGAGGAGCTCGGCATCCAGTGAGTCGAATCCAGTGAGGAGTAAGGAGTGAGGAGTGAGGAGTGAGGAGAGAAAAACCCGCCTGTATTTCTCCTCACTCCCCCCCTCCTCACTCCTCACTGGATGCCGAGCTCCTCACTGGATTCCGAGCTAGATTCGGCCGAGCTCGGCGAGGCGGGTCAGGAAGGAGGAGGTGTAAAATTCCGCTTACAGACAAGGGCGCCGAGATCATGAAAAAGATGCAACAAACCTATGGTGCCGATAAGGGCAAATCTGTGTTCTACGCCAGCGCGAACGCCAAGAAAATCACCGGCGTCCACGAAGCGGCCCGCGATATGAGCCGCCAAGCCTGTCTCAGACGCTTCGCCCGTCATATGCGCCGCCAGGCCAGTCGAATCCAGTGAGGAGAGGGGGAGTAAGGAGTGAGGAGAAATACAGGCGGGTTTTTCTCTCCTCACTCCTCACTCCTCACTCCTTACTCCTCACTGGATTCGACTCACTGGATTACCAGGAGGTAACCGTGTACCAGATGTTTCCGGTTCGCTCGTCATCGGGCTGGGTGCAAAGCGTGGGCTACGATTTCGACAGGAAAGCTCTCTATGTCCAGTTCCGGGGCGGTGTCCGCGTGCGTTATGCCAATACACCCGTGAGCTTCATGAACGGGCTGGCCCAAACCTCCTCGGCCGGGCGCTACCTGCACCGGAGCGGCCTGTATAACCGGCCTTACACCAGGGTGTA